GCTGTAGCCCTCACCCGATACGTTGGTCGCCGACTCGACGCCGTCCCAGCCGACCGCGAGACCAAAGCTGTTGCCCTGGACGTTGTTGCCTGCCGACCCACCGACCGACGCGATGAGTCCGGCGCCGAAGGTCAGGAAGTTCACGCGCGAGGCCGTCGACAGCTCGACGACCGACGTGGAGCTGACGTTGATGTTCCCGGTCGCCGTGCCCATCAGCGGCAGCGAGCGCTGGTTGAACCAGGAGATGACGCCGATCCCCTGCGGCTGGAAGGCCGTCCCGGCGCTGATTCTCACTTTGCCGATGTAGGAGCGTGTGCTGTCCGGCAGGCCACTGTTGTTGCGTACCTCGACGCCGACGTTGCCGGCGGTGGTATCGCGCAGGTGACCGCCCGAATTCCAGAAGTCGTACGTCAGCGCGCCACTAAAGCTGAAAACAAACACGTCGTAGTTAGTGTTGGCGACGAGGTTCTGCCCGGCAACGCCGTTGAGATATACGCCGGTAAGGCCCGAGTTAAGCCCGGAGGTCGGCACCTGCATGACGCCGCCGTTCAGCCGCAGGCTGGCGCCGCCGCCGAAGGTAGACAGCGTGATCATAGTGCCGCTGACGTAGTTCAGTTGGCATTGGCCTGTGACCGCCGTGGCCGCCGAGGCAGTGACCCAGACCGCGCTGCCGGGGCCACCGGTAGCGATGCAGTACCACAGGATCAGGTTGACCGTGTCCCACGCTGCGGTCGGGCCGAGACCGCCGGTGGCGGCAACGCCGGCCAAAGAGCCGTTGGGGTTGCCAGCCGTGACCAGCACCTGCTGGTCGATCGCCACCGAGCCAGCGGTCACGTCATTGACGAAGAAGTCCCCGGCGAGCCAGTTCAGCGCCTCGGTGCCCTCCTGCCCACGGACCATCGTCACGATATCGCCGACCACGCCGGTGACGTGGACGTACTCGTACAGCAGCCCGGTCGCCGCGTCGTTCAGCGCGGCGACGAAGTACTGCCCGTTGAGCGGCGCGGGCGAGAACAGCGCGCCGGCGCCGGCGGTCAGCTGCGCCGTCGTTGCCACGTTGCTGATAGCCCCGGCGAGGTTGGTCGCGGCGTTGTTGTAGGCGAGGAGAAGCGGCATCTACCCCACGATCGTAACGATGAAACGATATTGAAACGGCAGCTCCAGCGCGCCCGAGCTGATCGCGGCCTGGAGCACCGGCCCCAGGGTCAGCGGAGCGTAGCGCCGGAAGGTCGTCTGAAGCGACCCCAGCGCGCGCGCAGCGCCGTAGCGCAATCGGCCGTAAAACGAGCCGCCGGTCAACAAGCGCTGGCCATTCAGGATGTTGATGTTGACCTGATTATTGGTTCCAAACTGGATCGACACCTGATAGGTCTCGTCGGTCAGCCCCGCGGTCCCATCGGTCCCGGTCAAGAACCGCATGATCCGGCGCTTCAACCAGCGTACATTGAAGTACTTCCCGTCGCCCTTGTAGAAGTGCCAGGTGAGGCAGCGCTTATAGACGTCGTCCGACGTGGCGTAGTATGTCGTCGGCGCCACGCGCCGCAGGGCGCCGTAGGGCAAGGTCGTACCGTAGGGATACGTGCCGTAGGGACCGCGGTCGCGCGTGCGACCCGATGGCAGCACCGGCCGCGGATAGCCGTAAAGGCCGGTGGCGACCCAATCGAGCAGGTAGCCCGAGAGGCCGGTGTAGACCGGCAGGTCGACCGTGTTGAACCAGTCGAGGTACTGCTGCGACATCGCGTTGTACGCAGCGACGAACGCCTGGAGGTCGTCGTCGTCCGAGTACTGCCAGTAGAGGTACGACCGGATCGTCTTGATGATGCCCGGCGTCGTCGGCGCGTAGATCGGACCGCCGATCGGCGAGAAGCCGATGACGAACCCGCCGATATCGCTCGGGTACGGATACGGGTACGGTGGGACCGTGGCGACGGTCATCAGCCCTGCGTCACGATGACCGCGGTCGGGCCGGCATAGAAGTATGACTCGGGGTCGCCAGCGATGATGCCGGTCCCGCTAATCGGCGCCGTGCCGACGCCGTTGATGCTGACTGCGAAGATCATCCGGGTCAGCAGCTGCGGCGGCAGCACCGAGGCGACCGCGGCCTGAAAGATCGACTCTAGCTCGTATAGGACCAGCGGCTGGCCCACGGCGACCGCGTTGACGTACGCGATCAGCGCCGGGGCGGCGAGCTGAGATACCGCGGCGGCCGATACCGGGTTGGTCGCGATGGTGTTCCACGTCACGTCGATGACCACCGCCTGCTGCGGCGGCAACACGATCGGAACCTGGTATACGTCGGGATAGTCGGTGATCGTCACGACGACGTTGCGCGGGTTTGGCGTCACGACGCCACCCGAGATATACGCGCTATAGCCGGACGAGTTAACCCCGATCGAAAAGTCCTTTTCGTCGATGACCGTGACCGTAAACGCGGGACCGTTGATCTGCGTCATCCCGACCACGCCATTGATCTGCGCCACGGTGCCGGTCGCGAGGCCGTGGTTCAGCAGCGTCGTCACGACCGCCGGGTTGGCGTTCGTGATATTGGTGATCGACATGACGCTGCCGACCAGCGTCGAGACATCGAATACGCTCTCGTAGATGGCCTCGGCGACCGCGTACTGATCGCCGCCACCAACGATGATCTCCCACCCGCCGCCGGTCTGCGCGCGCGCCGATACCAGGCGCGGCTGTACGCCGGGAACGTTACCGAGCAGCGTCTTCAGGTACCGGCTCATGCCGGTCGAAGCGGCGAGGCCGGCCTGGAGCACCTGTGCGCGGTAGTCGCTCGGTGTCTGCGCGCCGAGGCCGGGAAGGCCGGGGAGCGGGTTATTGACCGTCAAGATAACGCCGTTCGGGATCGAGGTGACCAGATTGGTGACGGTGCCGAACGGCACCGCCCAGCTACCTTGTTGCGTGGCGATGGCCGTGACCGGGGTTGAGATCCCACCGGCGCCGATCGTCGTGCCCTCCTGACACGCGTACTGGAAGTTGCCGTCGCTGACCAGGAACCCGCGGCCGACGATGAACCCCGGTGATCCCGAAAACACCACCGAGACCTGCGTGTTGGAGCCAACGCCCATCGGGACGCCGTAGATGTTGCCGAGCTGGAGCAACAGGAAGACGTTGGCGCCGTACGGGGTCAGGCTATTGACCAGCGCGACGCGCGCCTGGTCCATCAGGGTTACCGCACCGACATCGGTAGACACGACGTCCTCGACCAGCGAGGCGGGAAGGTCCGCGGTGTAGCCGGGGTTCGTCGCCGCCACCGCGGCCACCAGCTGCGCGCGCAGCGCGGCCGGCGCCTGCGGCTGAAGGCCGGCCGCGGTAACTACGGTTGGGAGGTCAGACACGCTACGTCGGGATCAACGTCGGGATCATGATCGGCGGCAGCTTGGCGCCCTGATGCGTGACGACGTTGATCCGATACGTCGGCGGCGCCGCGCGTACCGAGCCAGGCGTCGCGATCACAGATACCTTGGTGACGATCAGGCTGGCGAAAAACTGCGCAAACTGCTGCTGCGTGCGCGCAACGTAGAAATCGGGCATGATCTGGGTCACGACGCTCTCGTGCGCGGGCAAGCCGTAGTCGGCGTAGAACGGGCTCTCGCCGAGGTTGAGCTTCAGGCACTGCGCCAGGGTCGTTATATACACCGCGTCGTTGAACCCCACCGCGTCGGTATCCACCTCGACCCACGTCAATTGCCCCAGCTCGTTCGCGACGCGGCCGTAGGTCCGCACGTCACGCGGCCTCGACGACCATGGAGTTGGAGCCGTCGGCGAGCTTCACCGCCTGGACCGCGCCGCCGCTCGATAGGATGATCTTGGCGCCCACCGGCACCGTAACCGTGACCTGCGTCGGCGTCACCTTGACGAGCGCCGCGCCGGACGAGTCCTGAACGATCGCCCCGCCCGGTCCCTGGACGATGCGAAACGCATCGTTGCCGCCGGGCGGCAGCCACGTCGCATCGGCGACCGGCGTGAACGTCAGCGCCGAGAGGTTGGCCGGCTGCGAGAAGTTGGCGGTGCCGCCGCCCTGCCCGCTGACCCCGCCGAGGTAGACGCTTGAGGGCTGCGCCACGCCGCGATCGCCGACTTGGATCGGACTCCAGTCGTACTGGCTCGTCGCGATCGGCATGGTCACGTTGGGAATCGTGAACGGTCCGGTGACGTCAAACGACACCGTGACCAGCTGGCCCTGGCGCGAGACCACCGTACACGGCAGCGCCTTACCCTGGAGCTGGATCGCGTCGTCGGCGCGCTGCTGCGCCAGCCGGTTCAGCGCCGGCGCGAGCGGCGTCTTGAAGTCATTACTGCTCACTGCACCACACCCGCCTGCTGCGATACGCATTCGAGGACCGAGATCCACGCGCGCGCGTCCGGGGCCTTGTAGTTACCGACGTGCCGAATCGACTTCACCTGGAAGGTTCCCTGAAAAATCGACGACTGGCGAAGCAGCGAAGACTGCGTCATCGCGGCCTGCGTCGTGGTAACCCGCGTCGGCGGCAAGGTCACGAAGGCCCCGGCCTGGAGGTCCCCACGCATCACGCAGGTCACCTGGACGATGCCAGGGCTAACCCACGTCGGCTGGCCGATCAAGTCGGTGTACGAGATCGCGATCGGCGTGGTCTTCGTCGTTCCGTCGCTGACGTTAAACGTCTTGCCATTGAGCTGGATCTGGACGCCGGGGTACTGGTTGTCCACCACGTCACCCTCGGACGCCCACGGTCCGATCAGCGCACCGGGGCTTAAGATGGCCTGGCTGATCTGCTCGACCCAGGTTGCGAACTGCGGCAACGTTGCGAAAACGCCAACCTGGTCGCTCGGCAGCACCAGGTTAGGGCTGATGTTGGTCGTAACCGTATACCCTGGAAAGGCCGTAGTTAACGTATTTTGGATCGCCTGGGCCAGCGGCGTCCCAGCCTTCCAGTTAATAGTAATGTTTTGCGCTCCGCTCGCACCTCCGGTCGCCGACGAACCGGCAATGAGAAACAGGTCCAGCGTCATCTCAGTGCCGATCCAGTTGCCCAGCGCCTGCTGGCATACGCCCTGGATCAAAAGGCCAGCCTCGGCCGGGTTGGCTAGCGGCAGCCCCACGCCCATGCCGCCGTACACGGCCACGTCGGTCATGTTGAGGTCGCTGGCCTGCGCGATGTCTTGGATCGAGATGCCCCAGATCCGCACGTAGGACGCTATGTTCTGCCCGCCCTGCGGCACCGCGAAGTTGCCGGCGAACAGGTCCAACTCGACCTGGAGCGCGCCGGGGTCGGGCGGCGCGCTGGTGCCGTTCGGGTGCGAGGTATACTCACGCGTCGTCTTGCCCGTGATCTTGACGTCGTAGTATCTCACGGGTTGACCTCAAACTGACTCGCCGGCTCGCGGTAGACCAAGGTCGAGGTCGTGAAGTACCCGGCAGCCAACGAAATATCGGTGCCGTAGTAGCCGGGCGTCATCAGCGCGCCGGGATCATCGGCGAGCGGATAGGTAAACGTATTGACACCGGTCACTAAGCATGGAAACGTACCGTTGTAGCCGACCGGCGTCGTACCCGAGACCGTTAGATCGACGACCGAACCGGGCGTGAAGACCAACGTACCCTCGGCCTGCGCCGCAACCTGCCCACCGTTCGGGAACAGCGACCAGGACAGCGTGACCAGCTGCGCTGGCGCGTCCGAACCGATCAGCGGTAGCGCAACGACCAGCGGGCCGCTCAGCTGGTAAACGTTAACGTACCAGCCCTGGTCAAAAAGGTTCCAGGTGACGTTAACCCGATAGACCTGCCCGTCGAGCGTCGGGTTGAACTGAAACGGCCCCGACGGCGTCGGCGTGAATGGAACGTAGGTGGTCACAGCGGCGCCGGCGTCGGTTGCGGGATGCCGACGGTCGGACCGGGTGCGGCGAGCTGCTCAGGCGACATCGGTGACCCGATACCCGAGGGTTGCGCCGGTAGCGATTGCGCCGCCGGCACCACCGGCTGTGCGACGTTACTGGCCGGATTGCCGATCGTCGCCGCAGCACCGGACCCCGAGATCTCACCGTTGGCGTTCGGCGTAACCTGCGTCTGGTTGGTGAGCTGACTCATCAGGTTGTTCTGCGCCGCCGCCGCGGCGGCGAGCGAGACCAGCGGCTGCTCGAAATCCCACTGCCATCGCCACTGCCACTTGTGCGTCTCCTGCCCGGAGACATCGTGGAGCGCGGTCAGGATGCAATTGGTATAGAGATAGGATGGCGTGGCCACCGTAAAGGTGCCACCCGAGAGCGCGTGCTGCGCCAGCGTCGCCTGGAGCGCCGACATGATCGATAATTTCGCCGCGTAATCGCCCGGCTGCCGCTCCGGGCAGATCATCATCAGCGAGATTTTCAGCGGCATCGTAATGATCGCGTTGGCCGCGGTCTGCTGGTTGGCGAACGGATATGTACCGATCGCGTTGGCCAGCAGCGACGACCCCGGCAGCGGCAGGAACTGCGCGAAGTAGCCGTCGAGGTCGAGGTTGTCGCCGGCGCCCAGCAGGTTCGGAAAGCTGCTCGACTGAAGCAGCGATATCACCGGCAGCGTGCCGCCTGCCAGGTTCGCCGCGACGCCGCCGGTCAGGTAGATCGGCGAGACCTGGTAGGCGAGCTGAAAGTCCTGCTGGCCGGGCACTACTGCCCCGCCTGGTTGCCCGCGATCGTGGCCTGCGCGCCGGTGGGGAGCCGAACGTCGACGAGGACGCGCTGCGCGGCGAGGTGCGACATCGCGCCGCCGGCCGTGGCCATAAACGCGCCGGGGGAACGAAGCGGCGCTGGCTGGAGCGACCGAGCTACAGCGTTCCAGTCCGTTGGATGCACCTGATCGCGTCCGACGTTCGCCAGTGGCGTGAATACGTCTTGAAACTTATCGGCCAGCGACCGCAGCTTATCGTTTACGCCGCCAAAGTCGCCACGCGTCCCAACGCCGAGAACGTCAACGTTAGCGCCGGCCTGCTGCAATATCCTCAGCTGCTCTGACACTGGACCGAGCACGCTAGGGCTGTTACTAGCGCCGGTCGACAAAGCAACCATCTTACCGCGTAGCGCGTTTGGATCTGCGGCGAGAATCGCGTTGATCCGGTCTAGCACCTCGCTGGTTGACGCTCCCACGCGGGCGGTGCCAGTTGCACCGGGCTTGCCAAACGGCGCCTCGCGCCCGGCCAGGTGGCCGTAACGAATAAGCCCGGCGGCGATGCTGTCACCGATCGCGAGACTGGGGGCAGATCCACCAGAGGTAACCGTAGTGCTTCGCATCAACCGACTAGCAAGCGCGGCACCCTGCTCAGTGAACGCTGGGTTACCTGCGCGCTCAAAAGCTTCCATCGCACGCGCCGCGTCCTCTGCCGTCTTAGCTCCCTTGATCCCAGAGAGAGATCCCGCCTCGGTCGTCTGAAGCTCTTGCCAGACCAAATCAAGTTGCTTCTGAAGATCGCCACCGGTGGCCATCGCGGCTGACTTACGTGACCCTAGCCACTGAGCTGCGCCGTACGCTCCACTGGTGGGATTGACCGCGCCTGGATCGATCCGTCTGCCTGAGCCGCTCTCCATTGCCAGTCGCGCCGCGATCCCCGTAGCAGCCTCTCGGCTTAACCCCTTTCCCATGAAATAGTTGACAGCGGAGGTGATCGACGAATCGACCGAGCCAGAAGAGACCGATCCGGTGGACGGTCCCACGGCCGATCCGGCGCTTCCGGTAACCCAGTTCCACGCGCGATTGATCGCATTATGAGCCCAGCCGCCTGCGCCCGATTGCGGCAGCGCGCGCGTCTCACGTGCCATCTGGCTCTGAGTTCTCCCGAGCCAGTCAAAGATACCGCTGTCAGCGGCAGCGACCGACTTACCGTGCAGCCAGCTTAACCCACTATTGAGTTCTACGAGGTCCAGCACCAGCTCCTTGACCGCGCGAGCAAGAACTCCGACGTAATGCGCGAAGCTTTGGGCGTCGTCGGAGAACTTCTTGGTCCCGAGGTAGGAGGCGAAGTGGCCGAGCGCGGCCGAGAAGTCATCGATCCACTTACCGGTCTCGGGATTCTTCAGGAAGGCCGAGACGACCGAGGAAACGGCGTTCGACAGCTGGCTAAGACTACCTATTAGCTTCGGTGATAGCGCATCGATAAAAGCGTTTCGGATCTTGTAGCTAGCGACATCGAGCGCCTGGTTGAAGTCCAGCCACGCGCGCAGCTGTTGGTCGTTAAGCTGAAGCTGCTTGACCTGCCGCGCGTACTTGGCCAGCTGGCCGTTCGGCCCGAACAGCTCATCCCACGACGTGTTGCGAAGCCTCTGGGCCTCCTCCAAACCGATGAAGTTCGACGCGCCCGACGCGTCCAGCCGCTGCTGAAGCTGCCCCGGCGCGGCGCTATCGACCAGGCGCTTCAGCTGCGGCAGCAGCGCTGCTGCGACCTCGGTCGTGTCGTGGCTCTGCGCCCAGCCGGGGTTGAGGCCCGAGCCGATCAGGCCCCACTGGAAATTGACGTCGTTCTTGGCGCGGTTGACGCCGGCGAGGAACGACTGCGGGTCGACCACGCGCCCGAAGTTGAGACCGAAGGACTGAAGCTCGCCGGGACTGACACCGAGGCCGAGCGACGAGCGCCGCAGGCCAGAAGCGGTGACCATCAGCCGATCGATACCGTACAGTCCACCCGCGCCGAAAAGAGTGCCCAGAACGGTGGTAACGCCGGTCCATTTAAGCAGGCTCTTGGTCGCGCCGGAGATGTTTTTTTCCACATTGTGCGTCGACCGCTCCATCGACGCCATGTCTCGTTTAGACTGCTGTCCGGCACGGTTGAGCTGTTCGGCCTCCAGTCGCGCCTCGTGCAGTAGTTCTGTCTGTGCCATCAACGACGCGGCCAGCTCAACGAAGGTCGCCTTGCCCGCGGCCGTCGCCGCGTTTACGGTGCTCCAGGCGCCGGGGAGCTTGCCGACGGCGTCCTTGTACTTGTCGAAGAGCGCCAGAAACGCCTTGAAGGCGTCGTCGTTGACATCGATATCGAGAACACTACGGACCGGCATATCAGATCAGCATCCGCGCGCGCAGCGCCTCTAGCATATAGCGCTGCCGGTACTCGTGCGCCGAGCGCTCGCCGCGCGTAAACCGCGCGAAGCCCTCGCCCGCCGCCCAGCTCAGAACGGCACCGACAAGGTGATCTCCTCCGTCGCGCCAGAACTGGCGGTCACGGTCGACGTCGTCAAGGAAGCCGCGTACTCCGTACAGGTCAACGAGGTAGTCTGCGCACCCCAGAGCGAGGTCATCCCAGCCAAGATCGCGGTCAACTGGCTTCTCAGGTGCATGGCCGAGGCGCAGGTAAAAAAACACAGCATGCCCTCAACCTCCGCCACATCCTGCTCGTCAAGCTGGCCATGCTCGACCGCGATGTGGTACGGTATCGGGCGCCAGCCGCGGTCGGTCGATACAACAACGTTGGTCAGCCGTCGGATCTCGGCTATCAGGCCGTTGTGAACACCGTCCGCACCGTCCCACTCGCCGCGGTCCTCGGCGATCTTCTTCAACATAAGGTAGGCCACGCGCGGTCCGGCGATCAGCTGGAGGCCCTCGCCGTAGATCGCCGCGAATGCCTTGGAGACGACCAGGAAGTACCGCTCGAAGACCTCTCGCGAGATCGGCGTGCTGTGGACGTAGATCGTGCCGGCGTCGGTCTCGACCGGAAAGACCAGGTTGAGCTTCTTGTCGAGGCGCATCCTAGCTGCCGTTCCACAGCGAGTTGTTGATCAGATAGAACCCGCGCACGGTCACCACCCAGCTGACGTCGACCCCCGAGAAGTTCAGCTCGCGAACCGAGAAGATCGCGCAGTTGCGCAGCTCGTACGGCAACAGAGTGATCGCGTCAGGATAGACCTCGCAAAAGCCCAGCAGTGTGGATATCCGGATCTTCGCCTGAAACGCCGCGACGAGCGGCTGCGACTTCAATAGGTGCATCGTGCAGGTAGTCAACTGGTACGGCTCCGGAGACGTTACGGCACCGGTCATCGTCGGGAGGTACGTGGTAACGTCGCCTTCCAGCGCGAGACTAACGCCCTCCTTGGCGAGGTTGGATGGCGTGACGTTTAGCTCGGGAAAGTCATCGAAGGCAACAGTCGACAGGAGCCGGTTCAGCGAACCCTGGTCGACCAGCGGGTTTCCGGCCATCTAAAAACTCCTCCTAGCCGACCACGAAGTCCGTGACGTTCAGGTTGACGACGATCTGGATGAACCCGCGCGTCGGGATGTAGATCACGCTCAGCCCGGCGTACCGGCCGATCTTGTAGTCGCCGGGGTTGATCGTCAAATACGGCACGAATGGCACCGCGTTGACGAGGATCATCCCAGCGTAGGTCCCGGCGTCGAGCGCCGCGGCGAGGTCCGGCCCGGAGAGCGACGTGCGCGTCACCTGACCGTTCGCCAGCCCCACGCCGACCGCGCTGTTGGCGGTGGCGACCAGTACGCTCAGCAAGCGGTTGATACCGTCAGGGTCGTAGTACAGCGGGTTGATCGGGTTGTTGCTGCCGTTAATGACCGCGTTCGATAGGTTGATGTTCGCGTTGATCGTCATCCAGTCGACGGAGTACCAGTAGGTAAAGTCCCGAGTGTCCATCGTCGTGCCCCAGAACAGGCACGTGTTACTGATCCCGCCCTCGGACCCCAGCGCCGCGTAATTGATCCCGGCGGCCTTCAAAGACGCGATCAGCGATGAGTTACCCTGCGTCGGGAACGGCGTCACACCGAACAGGAACGCGAACGCAAACGGTGTGACCTTGTTGGTCTGGCTGGGCTGGTAGTTCAGTGCCACGCGCATCGCCGCCGCCAAGGTAAACTCGGTCGTCGGGATCGCATCGGTGTTGATCAACGACGCGATTAGCGTTCCCAGCGTCGTATAGCCGCCGGGGTTCGTCGCCAGCGGGTAGACCAGCGTGTTGTTGACTGTGCCGGGCAGCGCGAGCGAATAGCCGTTATAGCCGATCGGCACGACGCCCTGGAGCTGGAACCAGTCGCCGGGTGATACGCCGTGCGGGTTCTGCGTCGTCGCCGTAACGACGCCGTTCGACCACGAGATGGCGGTCAGCGGGTTCGACGCGTAGGGCGAGGTCTGCGGCGTCTCGACCAGCGCGAATATGCACTTCATCAGCGCCGTGTAGGACTGGTAGGTCGCCAGCGTGGTCGTGACGAAGAAGTACGTCGCCGCGTCCAGCGCCTCGTACTGCGCGATCAGCGCAAGGAATGCCGCGTTGCCGTCCCAGGTGCGCGGCACCAGGTAGATATAGAAGTACCCGGCGGCGCCGTCGACATATCCGGAGTTGGGATATTGGGTCAGGTAGTTGCCCAGCGAGGCGACGCCGTCGTTCACATTCCCCGGCCCCAGCTCCAGCGCGTAGACGCCGGTTTGCGCCCCCTGGGCGAAGAACGTCGTAGCCATCGCCAGCAGCTCGGCTACATCCTCGGGCGTATACGCCCCAAAAATCGACGCGACGCCGGGGTTTGACGCCAGTACGTAGGTAAAGGTGCGCGCGCCGGTGACGTTGCAAAGGAACGTGCCGTTGTACGCGGCCGGCGTCACGCCCGAGACCGTCAATTCCAGCGTGTCGCCGACCGTGAAGTTCAGCGATCCGGAAGCGGTCGCGGTGACCGTGCCACCGGCCCAGATAAGGCCGGACAGCGATTGCGCGCCCTTCAGGATCGGCGTCAGGTCCGAGAGCTGCGTCAGAAAATACGACGTGCCGGGTGCCAGGTCCGTTGCGCCCTGGCTGACGAGCGCGCCGGTCTGCTGAAGCGACGGCGGAGTCGGCGCGACCGTCTGAGTGACGTTGACGCTAACGATGGCGTTGGTCATAGCGCGAGGCTAGCTGTAGGCAATCGCGAGCTGGCCGCCGGTCGGTACGGCCGAGAGCGTGATCCCGACCTTGAACGGAAACACGAAGTTAATAACCGAGCCGACCGGATACAGTGCCGAGTTATACGCGAATGATAGCACCTGGTTAGCGGTCGTGGCCGCCGCGAGCGTGGCGCAATCGTTGAAGGCGATGACGCCCGCGGAGCCAATCGCGAGGACGCTGACCGCGACGACCGTACCGGCCGTAGCCTTAATCACCGCTGGCGCGATGACATTGAGCGCGGTCTGCTGCGCGAGGCTAGCCGGCGTCTGTGAAACGGCGAGCGCGCCCTGGGGCATAATAGAGTTCCTCTTCTCAAGCGCCCGCGAGGGCGACGACCTGAAAGTTGACCTGATGGCGCCCGACAAGGCCGGCACCGTACGTCCAGTCGATGACCAGCGAGCGCTGAATCGACGGCGTGTTGACCTCGCTGAGCGAGGTATCACCGGGCAGAAGCGCGATCGTCAGGAAGCCCTGATCGTCTACGGCGCCACGGCCGGTGTTAAGAATGTTGACCGCCTGCGCGCCGTTGATCACCGCGCCGGACAGCGTGTCGACGATGCTGAGCGTCAGCGACGTGAGCGCCGCGGCGGGGATGCCGTTGCCGTTGCCGTCGACGATCTGTGCGGTACCCTGGCCGCCGTACACCGGCGTCGAGCCGGCCGCGTACGGGCCGTTGGGTGCCGTTGCGACGAGCCCGGTTCGGCCGAGATCGGCGACTTGCGAGGCCCACATGTAGTCGTTGGAAACGCTCACCTAAGCCCAGGGGAGCGGCGGAACAATAACCGGGCTCGGAAGCGGGACGAACGGAGGTTGATCGCTCGGGGTCACGAGCGGCGGCGCCACGCTCTCGATCAACTGTCGCGCCAGGTTGCGCACGCGGCCTTGGTAGTACGAGACCTCGATCCCGATCTCTTTCTTCATCGCCAACGCGGTCAATTCCAGCTGCGTGCGCTTCGCGTCGCGGATGATCGGCGCGCTCATCAACCCGAACAGATCTGTGATGCGGCAGTAGTCGAAAATGTAATCGCGCAGGTCCCAAACGTCCTCGTTGCGCAGACCATAGAGTGTTAGCAGCACCCGATCGGCAGCGAGTTGCGAGGACGAGCCGGTGAGCGAACGCGACGGCACCGCCTGAAGCGCGCGCGTACCGTTGGTCTGGATGTCAATCACACCGTAGGCCGGTACCAAATTGTCCGGCACCAGGAAGGCCGGGTAGAGGTCCAGCGAGAACGTGATCAGCGATGGATACGGCGGACTGGCCATCATCGCCAACCAGATCGGCAGCGAGTTGGAGACGACCTGGCGCTGGTCGAAGTCGGCCGGCGAATCGATCAGCTGCGCCTCGAAGGCCGGATATACCGCGTCGCCGACGTAGTGGTGCAGGTCGGCCTGCCGGTAGTACGAGGCACGCGAGCTGAATGAGAATCGAAACGAGCCCCACGGCGTGGCCCAGGTGCCGAGATACAGCACGTTGGGCGCGACCTCGGCGAAGGCGTCGATCGCGCTCTCGGCGGTCAGATCGACGCGCCGGATTACGATATTTTCATCGTAATCCATCGACCCCTGGCTCGCGTAGTGCAGCGACCCTCGCACCGAGATCGGCGAGGGCGACTGAAGACCAGCGTTAGCTAACTGGTGCGGGGTCGCCAACGCGGCGTTGAGCCAGAAGACATAGCCATCGACCGGCAGCACCACGCGCACGTACGGCGTAAAGCAGATCTCTTGATCGCCCGAAAGAACGTCAACGCCCGCCGCCAGCGCGTCATGGATCGGCGACGCGGCATCGGCAGCAAAGGCGTCTGCGACCGAGGTCAAAGGTGCTTCTCGCTGACGATGGCCTGAACGGCGACGCGCGCCTCGCCAACGTAGTCAAGGGCCACGTCGCGAAACGTAATCATTGCCTCCGGCATGCCCGAAGCGCCATGCGACCACTCAATCTTGTAGACGTTCGAGCTGACGTCGTTGCCATGCTCGTCGAATACCGTCGTGGTCTCGCCGTCGCTGTGGATGCGTAGTTTCATTACTCGTCACTCACCCACGCGCGCATCGAGGCCTGATATAGCCCCGTGTCGATGAAGCTCGGCCGTGCCTCGCGGCGCGCGTACGGGTGCGCCAAGCGGTGGTTGACGCCGCGCTGCGCGGCGGCGGTCGGTACGCCGGCGCGCCCGTCCATCTCGCGGCCGTCGAGGAACTGCCGAAACTCCTGCTCGACCGGCGACAGATCGCCCTCCTCGAAGATCCGGTCGGATAGCGGCGCACCCATCATCAGGCTCTCCAGCTTCCCGCCGATTACATCCTCCAGCGTCCGCGCGACGGCGTCGCCGTGCAGCTCGTAGAAGGTCGCCATGACCCCGTACCGCGCCTCTAGGATCTTCGCGACATCACCTGTAGTCGTGGTGCCGCCGAGGCGCTGCCACGGCTTCTTGCCGTAGCGCCAGCGTAGCGCGCGCTTGGTCACCGCCGGAATCGCCTGCGAGTAAGGAACGTCGACGACGCCGAGGTGGAGCCTCATGGCATACGTCGGTTCCACAACGCGACGGACTCAATTTCGCTATCCGTGTGAGGCCCCTCGCACTCGCAGGCGAAGCACATCATGGACCAGCTACCTGGACCGTGATCGTCGGAAACCCAATTGTGAACGTCTTGCGACCCGCAAAACGGACAACGCAGTGCGCCCGGAGCGTCCTTCGTGACGCTAAGCATCGCCACCGCTAAGACAACCCCCAGATCGTCGGCCCATATTTCTGCGCGATCGAGAGATAGGCGCGCCCCCATGGCGTCTTGAGCAGCTGAAGGTTCTCCAGCGTGAGACCCTTCATGAAGTCCGGGTTGTCCAGCGACACGCTGGTCGACAGGTCTGAGGTCGACGCGATGACCCCCGGCACGGTCGACGCCAGCTTGAACTGCCGTCGGATCGTGGCGAAGTACGTCTCGGTCGCCGCGGCGCCGGGCAGCACGTTGACCAGACCGGGCGGCTGCGGCAACAACGGGTAGCTGAACTGCGTCGCGCTGGGTACCGCGCTGACCCGCACCGGCCCGAAGCCGTAGGCCGTCAGCGGCCCGTTATACGCGGCCGGGCTGATCCCGTTGAGCACGAGGCTATCGCCCGGCTGAACCGCGTTTGGGCCAGCCGTAGTGACGCTCGCGGCGCCGCCGGCCCAACTGACCGACGCGATCGGATACGACTGATCGGGCGCGTACTCGGCCAGCAGCGCGCCGGCCAGATTGTAACAGGCGAGGTCATACAGTGTATAGGCGCCGGGAACCGTTGGCAGACAGGCTAAGTCCAAATTCGCGACCGCCAGCGCTTGGTTCAGCGCATATCCGAGATAGGGCGATCCAGCTGGCAGATATGCCGCCGGCACGCGCATGACGTTGGTGACCCAGGTCGCAAAGTCCGCGACGTTAGGAGTGGCCGACGGCACCTACTGCATCGACGCCATGTAGGCGTTGATGACGGCTTCCAGGTTAGCCTCGGCCGCGGTCTCCTCCGGGCTGCCTGGGTCGGCGCGCCACCAGCGCTTCAGCGCCTTCACGACGGTCATCATCTGCGGGACGTTGTCGAACATGGGCATCTTAAAGCCTTTCTTACGCCGCTCTCCGCTTCTCCAGCTCCGTGGCCCGCAGCGCGTGACCGACGCAGCGCTCGGGACTGAGCATCTCGCGAAACCGCCGCAGCTGGCCGGCGTGATGGGCCTGCCACAGCCGAGCCATGCCGATTGCCTCGTCGTAGAAGCTCTCCGCGGTCTTCGAGAACCGTACGATCTCATCCCACGGCTTCGACAACTCGTGCGGCTCGGCGATCACCGGCCGGCCGAGGTGGAGCGCCGTGTTGCAGCGCGAAGACGACACCAGGCCCATCTTGTCGTCGGCGCGCAGCTGAAGGATCACCTTGGCGCGCGACATCTCACGGTCGCGATACGCCTGCTCCTGGAACCCGGCGAGGACCTTGACCGCCGTCGCGCTGCCGCTGCGCCGCGCGAGGCGCTTGACGATTCGCTCGCGCCGCCGGGTATAGCTGCCGTAAAACCCGAACTCGTGGTCGATCGCGACCGGCACGGTGCGCTCCAGCGTGGACGCGTGGCCCAGCTCGACGTGAACCGCCGGCGGCCCATGCGAGCCGTACCAGCTCTCGGTACCGGGCACCAACGCCCAGATCGCATCGGCGAGGCGCGCGGCCTCGGGGAATAGCCGCTGGCGTTCAACCATCAAATTATTGAGACCGTGATTGAAGCCTTTGGGCGTCGGCTCCTCGGTGGTGACGATCAGGAAGCGATTGCCGCGCGCGCGAGCAGCGGTCATCAGCTCGACCGCGTACGGCGTGAACCCCTCGACTACGACGTTGATCACATTCGGATCGGCCGAGACCTGATCGTTGTTCCACGCGACGCGGTGGCCCAGCGCGCGAAGCTGCGCCATCAGGATCATGATCACGTCTTCGAGCGAGCGCCGGCCCAGCTCGTTATGGTTGAAGAGGTTGAAGAGGAAGAACACGCTTACTGGATCGTTGCCCTTCGCGACGCACGCTCGCGACGCGGCTTGCCAGCCACCGTGACGCCGCGCGGCAGGTCGTTGGCGACGCGCACACCCTCGTTGATCTCGGGCGATGGATCGCGCGCATCGCGGTGGATCTCCTCGACGGTGGTCTCCAACGCGCGCAGCGGGTCCGGTAGATGCTGCTCCAGCGCCTGCTGCTGCATGTTCTCGTGGATGGCGATGGCCGAATCGGTCCGCAACTTCTTGCCGCGCTCCACCAGGACGCTCGTGTTGTGATTATACAGCGTCAGGATGCGCTCCGGCGTGGTCTGCCGGTCGAGCGAGTAGCACAATCCGGCGTACGGCCGCGAGCCGAGTCGAGCGATCTCCCCGGCCTCGATCATTCCGTAGAGGCGATGCTGCTCGATGATCGCTTCGACGTCCTTGAGACGTAGGTCGCCGGGCAATTGTACCTGACCACCAGCGCGAATTGGCACGCGAATCGCCGCGGCATGCTCGGGCAGGCGATAGACAAAGTCGTGCGGCTGGTTGGTGGCGTTCGCCACAAACATCTTAGGCACAGAAGCTCCTCATATATACGGCATGGACAGCACTACAACCTGCTCCGGTCTTAACCCGCACGGGAGCGCCACCATTACTGATACGGCATCGAGATAACGGTAACGCCCTCGGGACGAACTGCCCACCCCGAGCTGATGCGCCACTCCGAAAGCACGTCGATCGCGCCGCCGGCCAGCGGCGTCGGGATCTCGCGCGGCGCCGCCATGTCGGCGTACTGGAGCGTCACCGCGTCCATGCCGGGCGAGAGCTTCGCGAACTCGTTGGTGTTGTACGGCGAGCCGTTCGGCTTGGCGACCTCGGGCATCACCAGCAGCACGGCATCGGTGCCGCCGGCGCCCTTGCCGATCAGCGTATCGTCGTAGGTCCAGATCATAGTGTCGCCATTCTCCATCAGGACTTCCTGGACCGTCCCCTTGGTCGAGGCCGAGCCGGCGCCGACGCGCTGGAACTGCACCAGCTGGACGATCCCGGCATACTCCATCTGCGAGAGCGTCCTCTGCGGCCCGATGAAGACGAACTTACGGCCGATGCCCATCTGGTTGGTCCGGCTCTTCATCGCCTGGACCTGGCCCAGCAGGAAGAACGCCATCTGACCGTTATCGTAGGTCACGACCGTAATGTTGCCGTTCGAGTCCGGCGGCAGCGAGATCGTCGTCGATCCCTGGCCGTTCAGCAGCCCCTCACCGTTGACCGGGTTGAGCCCGTACAGCAGCGCCGAGCGCGCGAGCTGAAAGTGCGCTTGGCGCATGCCCAACCGGTAGGCGTCGACGATCGAGAAGCCCCAGTTGGCCGCCGCCGCGGTATCGTGATGATCATATTCGGCGCGGACACGCTGGAGGTACGTTGCCGTGCTGACCATCGACGCCGCGATGTTGATGCTGGGCAGCTCGTTATACGCGGCCTGCCCGGCGGCGATCCGGGTCCGCAGGTCCAGGCGCTTAACGTAAACGTAGAGGTCTCCCTCGCCCAGTTTGACGCGCGGGCCGCCGCCAGCGAGCGTATCGAACGCGCCCGAGGCTTGGTTGTACTGCATGATGATCTCCGGCTCCAGAAGCGACGGATGCGTCTGGACCCAGGAGGGCGCGATGATTGCCATGTGTTAACTCCTCCGCGGCTCGGCGGGTTAAATCTGAATGACGGCCGTGGCGCCGGAGTAATTCCACGAGGCCGCGCCGGTCAGCGCGTTGTAGACGACGATCATCGAGTTGCCCGTCGAGATGCGGTTGATCCGGCACGGCAGCGCTCCGCCGCCGGCGACCAAGGTGCCGAGAACGGTTTCCGCGCCGGGATTGACCGGCAGCGACCAGACCAGCGTACTGCCGGTCGTGCCGGCGAGCGCGGTGAACGCACCGTTGTAGCCGGTCGGCGTGACACCGGAGATCGTAAAGTCGGCACCGGGCGCGAGGCCGTGCGGCGAGGTGGTCGAGCCGGTGGCCTGGCCGCCGTTGACCGTGCCCCAGGACAGCGCCGTCAGCGCGTTGGCCGGGTATGCCGCGACGTACGGGACCAGCCGCTGAAGGTTGAAGTCCCACGAGACCTGCTGGCCGACGAGGCCGCCTTCCAGCGAGACCAGCGACGGGTCGATCGCCACGGCGATACGCGCGCCCGACCCGAAACGATGGTAGTGAACGCTCATCCCCGATCCCGCAAGCGGCACCGGCGACTGCGGCGAGCTAATCATCGCGTGCGCCTGGTTGAACGTCGAGATGGCCGAGGCGACGAACGAGCCGCCGACCAGCGACGTGGCGCGGCCCACCGCCGAGCCGAGCGCAGCGTTCGGGCCGGCGTTGAAGCTCGGGTTCGGAATGTCCTCGTAGATCAGGACGCCGCCCCACATCGGCAGCATCTCGGTGGCGGCGAGGTAGCCGCCCTTCAACGAGAACCGGACGGCGGGGTCATCCTGGGTCATGCCCTGGATGTCGCCCTCCGACTGGATCGTAAAGGTCCCGCCCGCGTTCGTCGTCGCGATGGGGTTGAAGGGGACGGGTGCGGTCATCTGCGCTTTACTCCTTGGGCTTACCGAGGCGGGTGACGCCGGCCGCGGGCGGCATGAACTGGGACATCCACACCAGCGGCTCACCGACGAACTCATGCATCACGCGGCCGGTGGTGCGGTCGGTTCGCGTGACCTGGCGCAGCGTGCCGCCGGGAACGGCGCTGGGGCGCCGGGCCGCCTCCATCGCGTCGGCGTAGATCAGCCTTTCGGCGTTGGGAAAGGCCGATTTAGCGTCGGCGCGCGCGATGGCGGGAAGGTCGGTGTCCTTCCAGACCTCGCTGTGCGGCTGAAGCGCCTTGGCGAGACGCAGGCGATAATTCATCAGGCGCTCGCCGGTCAACGGGCGGGGCGCACGCTCGCCGAGCGCGGCATACACGTCGTCGGCGCGAGCCTGCGCATCGGCGAAGGCCACCTCTTCGTCGTCCGAGCGGTCCTCGACCTTGCGCTCCAGGTCCGCCAACTTGCGGCGGTCCTTCTCGGCGTCGGCCCTGATCTGCGCGATCTCGGCGTCCTTGCGGGCCGTCGCATCCATGCGTTCTTTATCCTCTTTGGCCTTCTTCTCGGCCTCGGTTTCATCCGAACGCTCTGGCTCGATCGGCTTGCCCTCCGCGTCCTTGCGGCCGAGGTACTTCTTCGCCATCGAGTCGCAGCGCGCGCTATGCTCGGCCGCGGCCTCGCCGTCCTTGCGGCACCAGCCGGCGGCGTCGTGTCGCGCAGCGAAGGCATGCACGCGGTTGGAGTGCTCGGTGACGCTCTCGCCGTCGTGCCGCGCCAGCCAGCACGCCGGCGCCGCGTCGCCGCGCGCCTCGGCCTCGCTGGCCTCCTCGTGCTCCTCCTCGGCGAGCTTCTCCAGCTCTTGCGCCTGCCGCTCTTCCTCCTCGGCGTCCTCGGTATCCTTCCGGGCGCTGTCCGCGCGCGCCGCATCCTCGCGGTGGCGATCTTCGATCGCATCCATCCGCGTATCGATGGCGTCGAGTTTCGCGAGCATCTTGTCGAGCTTCTCGTTCGAGCGTGCTTCATCTTCGCCGCGCTCCACCACCTTCTCCACAAACTCCTTCGCGGGGTCGCTGGGATCTACCTTTACCGCTTCGTCTGCCATCGCCTTCTCTCCTGTGGCGGCGGCCTCGCCGCCTTTTACGTCAATCTCGGTGAGCCCCGCCTCCACGCCCGAGGGCGGCCCCGACTTGTCCCAAACGCCGTGCTCGCAGATCGCGAGGTGGTCCAGCAGCGCCGGCTTGCCCTCGATTAGCAGGTGCTTGCCGTCGCTGAGGTCGATCGTCGTGTTCGCGCCCAGCGCGAACACGACTGCCGGCGAGGTCGACAGCTGGTGCTCGCGCATGAACCGCGCAGCGTCCTGATCGAGCACCCGCGCGATGCCCCAGACCTCGTTACCGTCCTGGTCGATGACCCCCTCGCGGCCGACGAACGGCAGCACTATCGCGCCAATGACCCGCGACGCGAACTCCTTCGAGTCCAGCATCGCCTTGGCCGGGTGCAAGATGACGACCGGCAGCCCGTTGCACCGCGCCAGAAATTCGGGCGACAGATAGTTGTCGGGGCGGCGGTAGACGTACTCGTCGAGCGCGCGGCGGTAGGCGGTGCCGGTGCCCGAGATGCGAAGCGCGAAGTACCAGCTGTTGGCGAACTCCTGCGGGCTGGTCAGCTCGCCGACGGCGATGGCCTGCGCGATCTGCGTCTCATCCATCGAGAATCGTGCGAGCGAGACCAATATTCCTGGATGAAGCGGAGACGGTAACACGGTCTTAGCAGTCTTCCGTTAGCTCACCCGGCTTGCCCAACAGTTCCTCGACGTTGGCCCACTCGAACGCGTCATGTTCCTCGTTCAGCGTCGGCGAAAACCGCTCGGGCACGCGCTGGATGAACGTCGTATAGTCCACGCTATCGCGAATGCGATGCGTCCACTCGGATAGCTCACCCTCGGGGCACGACCCCAGTTCCTCGACGCACTCGCGACGCGCGGCCTCCGCGGTGGTCTCGCCCTCTTCCAGCTTGCCGCCGGGGAAGGCCCAGGCGCCCTCGGCGTCGCCGGCCTCGGTGCGTCGCAGCAGCAGGACCGCGCCGGTGGGATCGACGAACATGATCCCGGCGGCGGTAATCACCGCCCGGCCATCAGCCGCTCGCGCGTGGCCCAGGGGAGCGCGGCCGGCGCGGCGATGGCGCGGCGAGAAGTCGACGCGTCGTGCTGGCGCGGGCCGTTGTGCCGCGGCTCGCCGAATGCTGCGGTCACGCCGAGATACATCAGGCGATGCGCCACCGAACCGAGGTTGCGGTTCAATTGCTTGGCGAGCGTGGCGTAGCTCACCGGCGGCGTCGCGCGCCGACCGGCGATCAGCGCGCGGTCCTCCTCGGTCGTGAAGTGATGGCGCTCCGTCACCGCGGCAGCCATTCCAGGCTACGCCGATCGTTAAGGATCTTTTTGACCACGTCGGTGGTGCGCGCGGTCTCGGTGGTGCCCTCGCCGCGGTGGCTCGTCGCCTTGCCGTCGCGCGAGATCACCACATCGACGTGATCGGTGCCGGTGGTCGTAGTGACGTCGGGGCGGGGAAGGTCGGGCATCGACCCTAGACTGCGGTTCCCGCCACGATCTCGACGCTCGTCAGCACCTGCGGCGCGGCCTCGACGGTGACCGAGAGCGATGCCGAGAACGAGACGCCGTTGACCGAGAGCGATACGGTGATCGTATCGGTGCCGGCGGTGAGCGCATCCTGCATCGCCGACAAGCCGCCGGACGCGGCGGTGACCGTCTCGACCGACGGCGAACTGTTGGACCAGGTAGGCGCCGCGTCGGGCGTCGGCGCGGTAACCATCGGCGTTCCGTGCTGGTCCAAGAACGTCAGGCTCAGCGTATCGGTCTGCCCTACATTGATCGTTTCGGCCATATGCAACTTCTCCTCAGGTTCAAGCTCGATCGCCAGACCGCGCAGATGCAGGACCGGCCGGACGTGACGCCACGGGTGCCACGGCGGGAACCCGTGAAACAAGATCTATCCCAGCTCGCTCAGGCCCAGCGCGCGCAGCAGCTGGCGCGATATAATCGCAACGTCGCTTTTGGGGTCAATGTTAGGAGCACGCAGGATGACACGCGCCGCAAGGATCGCGCGCTGACGATCCGATACTTCCAACGGTACGCCAGGGGCGGTCAAGGGATCACGAGTCTCACTCATGCGGCTCTCCTTACTCGCGCTAACTCGTCACGTCCTCGCTGCGTCAGCATCTCGGCCGGCAAGTTGCGGAGCGCGTGCAGCCAGGTATACGAGCACCGGCACAGGATCTCCTCGCCGGGCTTTGTAATCTCATCGGCGTACCCGGCCGGTCCGGCGCGCATCAGCCCGCGCTCCATCGCCCAGGAGCCGCGCACGGCGTAGACCTTACCCTCGCGCGCGGTGTGCTCGGGCCGCGGGTTTCGCGTGTAGTGCTGGTGCCAGACGCCGGCGACCGCGCCACCGTCGGTCGCCAAGATCTCAGATAGGTTGGCGAGAAACTTGTGCCCCTGGTCGATCGCCACGCGACGCTCGCGGAACGGCAGCGACACCAGCGACCGGCGGATCTCGCTCTTGACCGGGTTTCGTTCGATTACATCGGTCCCCCCAGGAGGGACCGATGTAGCCCAGCCGGCGAAACGGCGAAGCGTCGTCTCGATCGCCTCGACACGGTTGAGCTTGATCAACTGCGCCGAGGCCATCGTTCGCCGGGATAGCTCGGCGTGGAGCCTGGGCTTAACGCGCGCGATCGTAAACTGGTCGGTGCCGAGGTGCCGTTTCAGCAGGCCACCGCGCTCGACCATGCGCTCGTAGATCGAGCGCAGCGCGTCGCGGACCCGCGCCTCCAGCTCTCGTTCGGGGATTAAATCTCGTTCGGCCGCGGCGCGCAGGCGGCGGAGCCAGCCGTCGAGCTGCTCCTGCGACTCGAAGCCGCGCTCGGTAAACTCGGCGACGGCGGCGGTGACGGTCTCAAAGAAAGTGGCCGTGGGAAGCGGCAAGATCTACTAGCGTGTAGTATTAGGCGCAGTTAAGTAAGAAACGAACGGCGGATATCCTAGCGGAGGCACCATCGTTCATTTCTCTACCTCCGGTCCGATCCAGTCGTTAACGTATGGACAGCTATCGCCGCAACGCGACGAACTTCGCAGGCAGTCGTACAGCTTGCGCGTCGGCGATCCCGGACAGCGCGGCGTCGCTTCCTCGTTAATCCGCGCGAGATTGCGCCGAATCTCGTTGAAGTCCTCGCCGGCGTAGACGCGGCTCAATTCGCGCGTCCCCAAACGCTGGCGCGGACCGAGGCGGCGTGTGATGGCGGAACGATGACCGTGCTGCCGTCCGCGAGCATCAGCGCGTGGCTACCGCAGGTCGGGCAAACCATCGCCTGGCAATCATCGCAAACCGGCAGCAAACCGCTGAGCGCGAACCGAGCGTAGCACGTCAGGCACGCGCACATTACCGGCGTCCCACCAACGAGCGGTGCGCCGAGGGCGCGTCCGCGAACCGCTTGATCATCGGATAACGCGACAGGTCGATCCGGTCCAGATCGACCGGGCCGAGGCCCTGCGGCACGGTGAAGACGTGACCGTTCATCGCGACGATGTTGACCCGGTGGTAGGTTTGTAGGAGCCGAGGCGGCGGTGCGCCCGGCCCAGGCGTCGGTAAGCGCGACACGGCCACCGGAGGCAGCGGGGCGGCACCAAACGGTGGCGGGGTGTAGTTGGGCGCCCAGTGGCGGTGCGGCGCTTCGGGCGCGCGACGAAGCGCCGGGCCGAGGCCCAAGCGCTCCGTAACCTGCGACCAGAACGCGGTCGGCGAGTGACGCTCGATGACCTTGGCGCGCATCCGCTGGGCCATCGCGCGTGCCACGTCGGCGTGCTCGCGCGCCCAGATGATCTGCCGCTCGGCGCCCTCGACGCCGTCGTACTCCAGGTAGTCCTCGCCAGCGTCGAACCAGTCCGCCAGCGGTGAACCCTTGGTTTCGAGGACCAAGCACCCGGCCGCGGGCAGCTCGCCACCGGCGCGGTGCTTGACGTGCGGGCCGCCGATACCGCCGCCGGTCGACGCCACGTTCAGGCCAACCCGGCACTGCTCGATAAAGTTGCGGTACGACGCGTACGAACCCGAGGGATCACGCGCGCGATAGGTCAACAGGTCGCGGTCGCGCAGCGGGTAGACGATGTCGGGTCGGCCCGCGTGAGCGCCGCCCGAAAAGCCGCACCACAGCGCGCGCTCCTCCCACGGCAGATCGCGAAACTTGGCAGCGTCCACCGGGCAGAGCGTAGTGAATCCGCGGTCGCCGATCGGCCCGTTGCGCACGCCGTCGACGTTGACCTGGAGCGCGAACCGGCCGTGGTCGTAATACTCCTGGAGCTGGCGCCACCAGTACGGCTCGGCGCCGTCGCAACAGAAATGAACCAGCAGGCGCTTGGCGCCGATCCGGGCCAGGATCTCGACCCTCGGCACCGGCCGGCCGTGATGCTCAACGATGGCACCGACGTATAGCACCCAGTCCGGGTTAATAGCTTCGACGAGGCTCGGTAATTGCTCGTGCTCGTCATGCGTCATCTCGTCGTAGACGAACCGCGTAACGTCGTAACCGAGGCCAACCAGCGAATCGAGGATCGGCGCGAGGTTGTTCGTGTTGGTGGTTAAAACGGCGATCTTCATTTTATCGAAGTTTCCTTGAATCTAATGTCACGACCGCCACCCACCCGCCAGCGCCAGGTCGCGAAACCCCGGTTCGTTGCGATAGATCGAGTTATCCTCGACTAGGTTCGGAAACTCATTCGGCTCGACGTCGAGGTTGAACCCGCGCAGGTTCGCGACGTCCCACCCGGCGCCGTAGCGCGCCGCCCAGCGCGCGACGAACAACGTCAGGTCCGCCGGGTCGAACATGACCCCGGCCTTGCGATCGTCGTCGTGGTGCACCACGATCAGGCCGCGGTCGGCCCATTCGCACCGGCCGCCGGTCGACCAGACGCGCAATGCCAGGTCGCCGTCGGCGAAACCCTGCTTGAAGGCCGGGTCGAACCAGCCCACGCGCTTCAAATACGCGCGACGGATCAGCGGGAAATATGGATAGAAGATGCCGAACAGCGAGCCGACGTGATGCGGCCAGAGGTGCCGCAGGCCCAGCGAGAACGGCTTCTTCGCCTTGACCTGGGCGTGGAACCTCGCCTCGCGATCCTCATAGGCGGCGAGCGCCAGCACGTCCCAGCCGTCGACGTAGAGGTGATCGTCGACCCACGGCGTCACGAACTCGCCGGTCATATGCTCCAGCGCGGCGGCGTGGCCGGCGTTGCAGCCGGTGCCGGTGCCCGCCCTCTCCTCGACCCAGGTCACGCGGGCGTAACCGGTCGGCTCGGTCGGCGAGACCACGATTACCTCGTAGTCACACCGCGTCGCGTCGCGGATATTCCGTAGCGCCCGGTCGAGGCAGTCCGGGTATAGCGACGGGAGCGAGATGGAGAGCTTCATCGCTTACGCGACCAGCCCCGCCAGCGAGCTGCGCAGATCGGCGCTCTCGATATACGCCGAGCGAGGCCTGATTATCTCGGTCGTCTTGCCGGCAGCGTTCTCCACGATAGCTTGGTCGTAGGTTCGATGTACGTCGGCGTAGCTCGTCGTATCCGTGATCGTACCAACGTAGTATACCTCATCGTCCATCGGATCACGCCGATGAAGAGTGACACCCTTGAGGTATCGACTCTCGTCAATAACCGTAAGGTACTCGGCGGTAGCGATACGCGAACGGGATACTAGACCCGTTTTTTCATCGCTTGCGTCTCGATAGAGCTTGACTGTAAACATAGGATACTTCTCCTGCTGCTTCTTCTACTTACTCAGACTCGCTTGTAATCGCGTCTATCGCGTCAACGACCTCGGTCGCCGCACGGCGCCGCTCATTCGCACACATCCGCGGTACCTCCCAAAACCGCTTGAACGTGATCAGCAGTCGGTGAAGCGCATTACGCTCCTCAGAGGTTAACGCCGCCATCAGGGGAGATGAACCCCGAAGAACCACAGCGCAAGGCAGCCGGCGGCGAGGACCAGCCCGGCGCCGGCCGGCCACGGCGAGATGCCGTCCATCGACGGGGCATCCGACATCGCGTCGGCACCGACCACGAGGACGCCGTATGCGATCGAGACCAGCGAGATAAGAATCGATGCGGTTAGCACGTCATTCTCCTAACGCGCGTCAGGAAGCTCGGCTCGTTGTGAAAGATCGTGCTGCCGACGCACAGCTCGGGGTTCTCTTCCGGCCGCAGGTCCACGTTAAACTGATCGATCGACCAGCGCGCATCGGTCCGCGACCAGCCATAACGCGCCGACCAGCGGTCGCAGAACAGCGCCAAGTCCTCGGGTGCGTACAGCGCGTCCTTGCGCTTGTCTGCCGCGGTTGGCCGCAGCATCCCGGCCGAGGACCACTCGCACCGGCCACCGGCCGCCCAGATTCGCATCGCCAGGTCGCTGTCGCCGAACCCGGCGCGATAATCGGGGCCGATCCAACCAACCCGGCGCACGTCTTCGCGCAGCATTAACGGAAAATACGGATAATAAATGCCCCAGTTGGTGCCAACGTGCGCCGAGTGCGCGCCGCGAAGGCCCAGCGCGAATGGCGAGTATCGCCCTACTCTTTGGTGATACTCGCCAAGCGCGATCTCGTCCCAGCCATCGACCAGTTCGTGGTCATCGGCAAACGGAAAGAGGTGGTCTCCGGTCGCGTAGGCCGCGGCGACGTGGTGCGCCATCGCGCAGCCGCGACGCTGGCCGCCCTCCTCGACCCAGGTGACGTTCGGCCCGTCCGGCTTGAACGACGAAACCACGATCGCCTCATACGGGCCGCGCGTGACGGCGGCGAGGTTGGCCAGCGTTTGCGCGCACGCGTCGGGGTATAGCGACGGCAGCGTAATCGAGATCACCGCGCGAGCACCAGCCGGTGCTTTGGCATTTCGGCCCGGCTGCCTAGCCATGCCGCCACGTCCGCCGAGTCATGCCCGGAGAATGGCTTGTTCGGCGAGGCGTTCTCGGCCTGTTCCAGGCCGGCCTGCTCCTGTTGCGTCTTCTGGTCTTTCAGAAAGTCGAGCAGCTCATCGAGGTCCAGGGTCAGCTTAGCGCCGGCGAAGATCAGCTCGTGCGCGTTCAGGTTGTCGCAAGCCCAGCTTAGCAGCTCGACCTTGTTGACCGGATCGATCAGCGGCGCGAACACCTGCACCACGGCGATCATGGCCTTCAGCTTTACGTCATCGACCTGGACCTGCTCCGACGGCGGCTCCTTCAGGAGCGACGGCCACTCGGCCTTGTACGAGTTCTTCCAGCGATAGAACGCCGTCTTATAGTCGACGTCGCCGTACTCGTCGGGAAACCGCGCCTGGATCGTCTCGTAGAACTTCGGGTTCCACGCGCGGTGCATGGTGAGGTTGTCGAACCAGCTGTAGACCGGTGCCAGCTCGATTCGCTCGCGGTCGACATCCTGCGCGATTCGTTTGGCGTCCTCGGTACCCTCGCCGAACCCCTCGACAAACGCCTCCTCGTCCAGCAACTTGGCCGACATTCCGGCACCCGAGGCGATGTTCTTCACGATATCGTCGCGGGCCAATTTCATCGGCCCGTCGAGGTTCTGCATGTTAAGCGTCTCGATGCTCTCCTTGAGCCCGATCGACAGCACGTTGTTGGTCGACGCCTGCTTCAAGAACTGGCGCTTCAGCGCGTAGATCCCGCGCATGACCTGGTCGATGATCGTGCCGGGCGCCTCCATCTTCGCGACCAGCACGCCGGCCTTGCGCACGATCATGTCGTCGGTGCGCATCGTCTCCAGGAACGACTTCAGCGGATACAGCGTGCGCTGGTAGACCGAGCGGCCGGCGTAGGAAAAGGCCGAGGTCGTCCAGGCGATATAGATCGGCTCCTCGTTCAGGATCGTTAGCGTCCGGCTGCGGTGGTAGCGCTGTCCGGCCACGGTCAGGTCGCCGTGCTTCTGAAACGTCGGCGAGTTGGGATTCTGGTCGACGATCAACCCGCTGGTGTTTAGCGGGTCGAGGACGTTGAAGTAGACCTCCTCCTCCCACAATTTGCCGAGGTCGACCGGCTGATCGGCGTTCGTCTTCCGGGTGCCCAGCGCGACCGAAGCCAACCCGTAGACGCGAGACTGGACCCGAACGTTGAAAATAATCCGCGTTGCTTCCAGGTTCTTCCACTCGGTGAGGAACGCGTCGACCACGTCCTCCTCGGGCGAATCCGGGACGCTAATCTCGCGTTCCTGGCTCTGCGCCAGACGGATCGGCGCCTCGGCAAGCTTGGCGCCGAGCGGGTGGAGCGTGTAGAGCGCCTTGCAGAGCTGGTAGGACGGCTCGTCACCGGGCCGAATGTCACCGGCCTCCATGATATCGGACAGCCCGTTTCCGAATCCGGTCGAGGTGATACCGATGAAGGAAGACGGCGGCTGGTCCATCATGCCACTATTTTAACGCGATCCGGCTCGGGCGGCGAGGCCGCGCGCTCGTCGAGCGCGAGCGAGATGCCGTAAAGCCAGGCCGGGATCGTCGGGTCGCCGTCCTCGTCACGCGGCGCGTGCGATAGCACCGGCAGCGCGCCGAACTTGGCAACCCGCATCCGCGCGCTAGCCATCGTCGTCAACCGGACCGAGCCGGCATTGAGGTGGTGCGTGGCGACGAGGATGAGGCTGCTCCAGTAATCGGGCTTGGTCAGGTGCTCCAGGATCGGCCGCGCCTCGCACTGCTGCGCCAGCGCCGCACCCTCGGCCCAGATCCCGGCGACGCCGTAGCGCGGGCGACACCGAGTACCTAGAAGGTCGAGCCGTATCCGAATCACTGGCCACGGCGGCGGGGTCAGCTTCGGCGTCAACCAATCGAGCAGCACCAGCGGCGTACCGAACCCGTCCGAGCGCGCCCAGTACAGTACCGCCAGCGCGCCGCGCTGATCAGCGACCACCGTCGCAAAAACCGCGTCGCAGACGGTCGGAAATCCCTCGCTATCGGTTGACGAGGCCATCCATGCCCCAGCGCGAGCCGGCCGGCTGACGGTCACCGGCGACGTCAACCAGAACGCCGGCCGCGGCGTTGACCAGGTCGTCGTGCCCGAGCGGCGGGTGATCGATCGAGTCGCGCCCGCCGCGGATCGTCCGCCGCTCCAGCGAGCAGAGCTGGTTAATCATCCGCGGGTGATCGAGCAGGTCCACGATCCCGGTATTAAGCAGCGGCAAAAAGTCGCGGTAGATATCGCTCTTCGATTGCTCGGCCGCCTCGTATGTGACGCCGAGCTTGGCAAACTGCTCGGGCGGCCACGCGCCGGCGTATCGGTCGCCACGCACGATCGAGATACCGTATTGTCGCAACGACGCGGCGAACTCGGCCGTAACTTCGCCGGGGCTGAACGGCGCGCGGCGCTCCAGCAGACAATCAAGGATGCCGCGCCCGTTATCGGCGTGGCCGATCGCTAACGTCATCGAGTCAATCGAGCCGCCCGAGGGGTCGCAGAACGCGGCGTACTCGATCCCGGACATCGGTTCCAGCACGCGCCGATCACGAACCACGGCCGCCTCGGCGGTCTCGCGGTTGACATAGTCGGCAAGGTCGCGGCGCCACTCCGCACCGTACTCGGCGGCGGCGCGCTCTGGGTCCTCCTCCATCGCCCGCGCAATGATCGACTGGTCAAAATCAGGCCGAAACGTCGTCGTCGGCGCCTTGATCACCAGGATGTCGTCGTTCGGCTTGCCGTAATGGTCCTTCCACTTGTCGTAGAGAAGTCCGGACTGGCGGTAGGGCGTACTGATACCGATGATCATCGTCGTCGGCCCGCTGCCGCGCAGGACCGCGATGTAAACTTCCTTATCCGGGTTCGCCGAGTTGTCGTCGCGCCAAAAAGCGCACTCGTCGAAGATCGCACAGGCGATGGGCCAACCGCGCGGTGCGCGCAGGCTGCTCGTCATCACCCGAATCTCGGTATTGTTCCGCAGCACAATCGGCCGCGGCGTCGTGCCGGCGAGCGAGCTTATCACACGCCGCCGCAGCGACGGAACCTGTTCAAAATACGCGCGCGTGTAGTTGTAGATAATGCTGGCCTGATCACGATCGGTGGCAAAACATGCCACCAGCGCGCGCTCGCCGGGCCGCAGGATCACGCCCTCGTCGGCGTAGGCCGCGTGTTGCGCGGCGATCATGCTGGCGACCGAGTCCTTGCCGCCGCGCGCGCCGATGATCAGCCAAAGTTCTTTCACGCGCCGCGTCGGTGGATCGCGTTCGGCGATCGTGCGGAAGACCGCCAGCTCCTCGGGGGCCAGCGGCACGCCATACGCGGCCTTCAAGACTACGCGCCAGGTCCGCCAGGTGTCCTCGCGGCACTGCCGCAAACCGCGAACGATGAACCCGAGCGGGTCGCCGCGATAATTATCGACGATATCGCCGGCGCCGCTACGGCGCTGCTCCCTCTCGCGCAGGAGCAGGGAGTAGTACGTCGTCAGCCTCTCGGTCCTGCTCGATCCGCTGCTCGTAACTGGCGATGGCGCGATCAAGCTGGTCGTCCGTAAACTTCTCGGGATCGATGTCATCGGGTGGCGGCCGGCGGTCGTTCAGCAGGCCCAGGTGGCGCGTCAACATCTGCTGCGCATAGATCTGGTCGTGCGTCAGGATCTCAAACGCGCCGTGCGCGCCGACCTTGATGCCCTTGTACAACGCGCGACCGGCCGGGCTAAGGTGACGCGTATCATGAAACTTGACGTGCGAGATGCCATGTCCGTGGCAGCTCGGGCAGTCGTGGTCCGAGTTGACCAGGTCCTCGCGCTGGGTAACGTGCGCCCAAGCTAGGCCACGGCACGGCGCACGGTTAATCGTATAGCCGTCGCCGCCAAGGTCGTCAAACGGCACGCGATCCTTCTCGGCGTGCTGCATCTGCTTGGCCAGGTGATGCTGCTCGGCCTCGCGCAGCTCGACCGATGTGAATTGAAAGCGATGGTCGTGACCCCAGCAGTAGCGGCACGGCACGCGCCAGTGCTCGGCCAGCTCGCGCGGGTCGGCGTAGGCCAGTAGGTCCCAGCGCCGCAGCACCTCGTCCGCATAGATCTGCGTCGTGGTCGAGCGCCGGGAGCGCTCGCGGGCGATGGCCAACTGCACACGCTCGGTACCCAACAGGCCGCGCGCCTGCGCCGGCGATAGACCAGCTCGCGCGCCGGCAGCTGCCGAATCGAGATCGACGAGGTATTCTTGTGCGAGCCGCTGCTCCTCCAGCGTAACCGCCCTGGAGGCACGCGCGATCGGCGTCAGCTGGCGTCGGTTGTTATGAAGGCGTGGCATGCAAAAACGCGTCGCGCGTCTGCGATTCTACCGACTTACCCCAGGAATGCGTCAAAGGGCGTCCACCCTCAGCGACCCGAGCGCGTGCGCGTATACGTATATTACGTTCCGGTGCCGAGGTAAACTGGTTTTTTGCTCGTGCGCTGCGACGGCTGCAAAAGCCCGGCGTCCTCGGCCTGATCGCGCGTAGCCTTGCGCAGAAATGCGTGCGGTACGAACATCTCGGTCTGGCGCCCCAGCAGCGTTGCCAGCACGCGCGCACCGCGGCCGTCGACCCACGAGCACTCGGCGAGGTGCCCGGAGAACGGGCCGCCGACCATGATCACGCAGTCGCCGCGACGGTACACGACCCGGTCAACCTCGGGCGTCGGCACCACGCCGTCGGCGTCAGCTGCGTTGAACCAAACGCTGAGCGAGGTCTCGCTGATCTGCACCGGGTCCGGGCCGCCGACGATGCCATACACGCCGGCCGCATCGCGCACGAGGTGCCACTGCGTCGCGTCACGGCCATTGAAGCGCACGAAGACGTAGCCCGAGACCAACGGGCGCAGGACGTCGGAGCGGCGGCCAAAGCGCTCCTCGACGCAGCGCACGCGCGGACAGAACGTCGGCAGCGCAGCCTTCTTCAGATGCTCCTCGACCTGGGCCTCGCGACCGGCGAGCGTCAGCGCGACGTGCCAGTGGGTGAAGAGCGGTAGCGCGGCGGTGGGGAGCGAACGCTCTTGGAGGAGGTCCAGAGTCATATAATCAAGTTGCTTTCGTCAAAGACACATACTGCGCTCATAAAAGATTGAGCCCAAGTGGTAGCCTGTTCTCTTATTAAAAACGATAGCGCGACGCGTGAACAAACGTAATTTCCAACGTATATCGGAACTAAGACAAACGCGTTCCTATCCCAAAACTCGTCTCCAAGATTAGGAACGTCTTCTATATCTTTAGTATAGAACGGAATAATCGTTACAGACGTATGCGCCGAAGCATAAGAAATGATGCTTTCCAACGAACGATCAACAAGGATCGCGTACTCCGTAATAGGAATCGGAGAGGAAGCCAAAGTAACGCTCGTCATAGCCAATACAGCCACACAAAAAGGACTCCATACACTAGAGACCAAGTTAGAGTCGCAATTAAAAAGGTACGAAGACCAATCTTTCCTGAATGATATATACCGCGTGGCGCAAAAGGCATCTTCACAACCCATTCGGTTCATATAGCACTACGCGGCTGCCGTCACGATCGAGTCCAACGCCGACCTCGACCAGTCCCACCAGCGCGCGGCGCAGATCGGCGCGTCGCCTGGGCGGCACCACGAACAGAAAGAAACCGCCGCCGCCGGCGCCCAGGAGCTTGCCGCCGACCGCACCGTGACGGCGAGCGAGATCGTAATACGCGTCCAGCGTCGGGTTTGATACCTCTGACGCCAGTTCGCGCTTCACGAGCCAGCTCGCGTGGAGCAACTCACCCAACTCAATGAGCGGCCGGGTTGACGCGAGAAGGCCATCCGCCTCATCGACCATCGCGCGCAGCGCGGTCAGATGCGCGGCGTTGCGCTTGGTATTTGAGATCTTCTCCGCCTCAACGTCGACCGCGAACCGTTGAAATCCGGTGAAATAGAGGACCAGGTGTGCGAGCAGATCGTCGACTCGCGAGCGCGACAGTACCAACGGCGTCACGGTAAAATCGTCCGCGGCGAAGTCGATCCGGTTGAGGCCACCGTGTGCCGCCCACACCTGATCCTGGCTACCGACCGCCTCGCCCAGGGTGCTCTGCTCGATGAGAATCGCCTCGGTCGCGAGGCAGCGCTTACTGACGCGTTGCCCGCGGAGCGCGCGAACAGCGTTCAGCATGCCGACGGTGAAGGCCGAGGAGCTGCCGAGGCCGCTCTTCGCCGGCAGGTCGCCGTCGTGGTGGATCTCCAGACCGCCGTTCTCACCCTCGGGCCACGCCGCGCCCAGCACGGCGCGCGCCGCCGGGTGCTCGATGTCGATCGCGTGGCGCACGGTCTCGACGCGCGTGTATACGAGCCGATGGCGGTGCTCAAAAAACGGCGGCAGGCGGCGCACGGTGATCCAGCAGTAGCGGTTGAGCGCGAAGCCGAGGACCGCACCGTCGTGCTCGCGGTACCAGGCCGGGTGATCGGTGCCGCCGCCGAACAGGCTGACGCGGAAGGGCGTGCGTGTGATGATCACGCCGGGGCGCGCTCCTTGTAAATCTTCTCGTGGATGATGTTGTGGATCGTCACCGCTGAAACGCCATAGCGCTGGCCGAGCCATTTCAACGTCGGGCGATGTATATCCGCGTACGCCGCACGAATAGCACGTGCGTCGTTCTGGGTCAGCCGACGGTTAGTGCGGTCAGCCACCTAACAGCTCCCGCGGCAAGTGGTACGTCGTCATCGCGCGCACGTGCTCCACCGCCTCGGCGCCGAACTTGCGCTCAACCAGCGCGAGGTAGCGCGGGTCAGTGAAGTACGCCGTGAACGCAGCGTCGCGGAAGCGCAGCACCGTCGCGGCGTCGACGTGCAGCGTGTCGAGCGGCCGGCATAGCGCGTTGTGCTGCGAGTACCCGGCCCAGGAAGTAGGGAGCGCCCAGCCCTCGGCGAGCGCCTGCTCGTACAGCGGACTGCCGGGATATGCCATCGTACTGTAGAAATTGGCGAACTCCGGCAAGCACTCCAGCGCCAGATCGAGCGTCTGGTGCATCGTCGCCTCGGTATCGTCGCGCAGGCCGAACATGAAGTTACCGATGACGTTGATCCCGGCCGCCTGCACCTGACGCACGACGCCGACGATGTCATCTTGCCGCAGCGCCTTCTCGGCGCCGTCGCGCACGAGCGCGCTGCCCGACTCGATGCCGAGCGCGAGCCAGCGGAAGCCGGCGGCGTACATCTTCGGCAGGAGGCCGGCCTTGACCGTGTCGACGCGTGCGTAGGCCCAAAGGTTGAAATCTTCTGGGAAATGACCATCGATCAACAGGTCGCAAATCGCCTCGACGTGGCGGTGGTTGAGGACGAACATCTCATCGGTGATCTTGAACGTGCGGACGCCGTACATCTCGTATAGGGTTGCGATCTCCTTGACCACGTCAATAGGGTCGCGCATGCGGTAACGACGCGCGTCGAAGGGGGAGTTGATGCAGCAGAAAGAACAGTTCTTGACCAGGACATTGTTCGCGTAAAACCAGCCAGTCTCGGGGACTTCCAGGCAGTACACGTCGTGAAGACCTGGCAGGGGTTCGACCGATACTACCTGGGAGAACGCTCCAGTAATTCGCCATCTACCTTCTCGCCAGCCGTAGCCACCTTCTATAGGCTCACCAGCCGATTGTAAATCATTACACCACGCGCGAACGTGGCTCCCGATCTTCAGATCACTAGCAGAGCGGGCGCGCGTTACGCCATCTTGATGCTCAGATTCCTGAAATTCATGGTCTGGAGTGCAATCAATGTATGTGCCGTCACCGAAGCGCACGCGAACCAGACGCTCGTTTTCACCATATCGTTGGATATTTCTCGCGTTTGCCAGTTGTCTATACCCAGTTTCTAGGTCAAAACTGCAAACCTTTATCTCTTTAACGCCCTGGTCTACAAGGTCGCCGATCAACCTTGGCCCATAGGCCGTATGGATGGTGGTGTCAGCGGCCAAACACCGATATGGGCACCCTAACGACGTCATCACCGACGCGTACGGCTGGCGCTGGTCGAGGCTGCCAAACCGCTGCCAGTTGTGGCTACGATAGCGGTCCATCGGCAACAGGTCCCAGACTGCGCCGTGGAGCATCGGCATGTCGATCAATGGAGCGGGCGGGTTGACCTTGACCGAGTCTCTATCGCGCCAGACTAGCCCAGGAATGACCCTTAAGCTCTCCGGATCGTCAATAAGATTACGGTCTAGACCGAGCAATTGAACGATCGTCTCCGGCCCCTCACCCTTACACGCGAAATCTACAAACTCTTCATCCATCGTTCGCTGTGGCAACGCTGATACGTGACCACCGACGATGATAGTCGTAAACTCGCTTGGTAGCGCCATCGCGATCGCCCGCGCGCCAGCCATCTGCTGCGTCGACGCCGACGGCTGGTGGCCAAA